CATCGTCGTTCCATTCTCTGTCGTGATATACGGATTCATTAATGATTTTGTCAATATTATTTTCAAGTGTATTAAAATCAGCTTGGCTTTGTAATTTTTTTATATTTTCCATATATATATAGATGGGTAGAAAAAAAGTTATTCAAAAGCAGCCTATTGAAAAATTGAGTAGTGATGCTATCGTTGAGATTACGGAAGACTCTTCAAGCGAAGAGGAAGCTGATTTAACAACACCAATTATTAAACCTAAAACAAAAAAACCAAGAACCGCAAAACAATTAGCAAATGACCAAAAATTGCGTGATAGGAAAAAAAAGAAAGTTGAACCAGTTGTTGATGAGATGGACATATCAACGCACCCTGTCAAACAAATTCCTGTAGCAGAATCAGAAGATAAACCATTAACAAAAAAAGAAATGCTTGAACTCATGTCACAAATGAATACTAAACCAGCACCTGTGAAAAAGCCACGCAAACCAAGAGCAACAAAAGTTGAAATGGCTAAACGAAAGGCGGAAAAAGTTATTATGGAAACATCGACACCAGTCGCACCACCACCGCCAGCACTTGTAAGATCAAAACCTGAAATGTTGTTTGTATAAAAAAATTGATTTAAACAATAAACCACAATATACCACAACCATGCCTGACTATTCCAAAAGTATTATATACACTATTAGAAGCAGAGATAGTGTGTATGTAGGATCAACTCTTGATTTTAGAACACGCAAGTATGAACATAAACGCTGTATTTACAATGAGAACCGTAAATCTTATAATTACAAACTTTACAAGACTATTCGTAAGAATGAAGGCGAGTGGAATATGCAACCGTATTCAATTTACCCATGTAATTCTAAACTTGAACTGACGATTGAAGAGGAGCGAGTGCGTCAATTGTTGAAAGCAGATTTAAATATGTATTCTTGTGGGAGTGGGTTGACAAAAAAAGAATATACTAAACAATACCGTGAGGAACATAAAGAGAAATTTAACGAATATAAAAAACAATATCATGAGGAACATAAAGACGAAATTAACAAAAAAAATAAACAATATTATGAACAAAATAAAGACAAAATTAAAGAACAAGCACGACAAAAAATAACCTGTGTATGTGGGTGTGTTATACAAAAATCAGAATTATCAAGACACCACAAAACCAAAAAACATATCAATCTTATGAAGAAAATTAATGACTAATTTCATTTTATATTTGAATAGTATAAAATGACAATTATTGAAATTCCAAATTCTGAATTGAATATTCAAAAGATTGCTATGAGTTGTGATAAATGTATCACAGATTCCAAGGGAAGAAGTGTAGCAGCACCCCTCATGAAGACAAGTCACATGTATGTAATATCAGGCGCAAGTGGGTCAGGGAAGAGCAATCTTATTGTCAACCTCTTAAAATCTACCAAAACCACGAAAGACAAAAAACATAAAAAAAGTTACAGAAACATGTTCGATAATATTGTTCTTGTGTCACCATCAGCGCACACGATAAAGGACAGCCCTTTAGAAAATTTAAGCGATGACCAAAAATTCAATTCACTAAACGAAGATGTATTTGATATGGTAATGTCATTAACTGATAATGCTGTAGAAGAGGGAACTCATACACTATTAATTCTTGACGATGTATCAAGTCAGCTTCGTACAAAAGAAAACGAAAAACTTCTTAACCAACTTGTCAAAAATCGTCGTCACTTAAACGCTTCTATATGGATCGTTGGTCATAAAGTTACCGATTTATCTCCAGCGTTGAGAAGTAACGCAAATTTGATTTTTTTGTTTAAACCAAAAACACTGAAAGAAATAGATGCTATTCAGAGTGAATATATGTTGATGTCCAAACAACAGGCTGATGAACTCATGAAAGCCGCATACAAAGACCGATACGATTTTATGCTCATCGATACCAGTTTAAGGAGTGGTAGTGATTTTCTATTTTACAGGAACTTCAATCAATTAAAATTTGATGAAAAAGACAAAACAGATTCAAATTAATTCTACAATAAATATATAACATGACAATCATTGACACAATAGCGAAAGGCATTCGTGATGCCGATAAAAAAGGCAAGTTGGTGAGGAGAAAGCGCAGGCAAAAGGCAAAGCAAAAGATTGCAAAAGAACAAGGTGATATGGCTGAAGTCAAACGGTTAGGACAAAAGAAAAAAATGACTACCAAAAAAAGAAAAAAAGCACAAAAGGAAATTAATAAGATATCTGTGGATTTAGCAAAACGCGCTGGTAAAGCAGGCGTTGCTGGTGCGGTTGTGGCTTCAAAATCTGGATTCACTCCTGTCGCTGCGTTAGCATCAGGGCTTGCGTTTGTCGCATAATTAAAATATTTGTCATTTACATATGGAATTAAGTCTTCTCGATTTAGCAATACAAAATGATATTATCATGTATCAGCGTCCCACATACCAATACATAAAAGATTTAGTTGAACTCCATGATTTATGGTATAACACTGATAATTCATTTTGTGAAACATATTCAAATAGTTTAATTTTAGACGCAATTAGATTACAAAAGTATTTTCAGTTAGAGTTTAATCGCGTTGAATTAGAGCAAAAATGGGTAGACTATAGAGTAGATATTGCTATGAATGAAATAAACTAACTTAAAAGAAAAATTATATGTAGTGTATATAATGGAAACTCAAACTCAAACTCCAACCGTTAAAAAAACAATTTCAAAACAAGGAGTAGCAAACCAAAAGTATCGCAATAATAATCGTGAAAAGTATAATAAATATATGCGTGGTTATCAAAATAAGCGTTATCAGAATCCTGAAATTAAAGCTAAACTTCAAAAAAGACAACTTGAATATTATGCGAGAAAAAAAGCAGAAAAATTAGCACAAAAACTTGCTGAAAAATCTGAATCTGATGATGAAGAAATTGTACTAAAACCTCAATAAATATGTATTCTTTAGGAAAAAAATACATGTTTAATTAGTTTAGTTTAAAGATATTTTTTTATAGTGTATAATGTATATATGAAAAATATTCAAACAGTATGGAGTGATAATTTTGGTAGTGTTTTACAATTAAAAATTAACAATCCAATATGTAGCGAACGATTTAACGAAATTATAAATTACTTAAATTATATAGAAATTCAGTCTAATGCGGACACTCATATATTTTATATTCAAAATAAATATATTTTTGTTTTTTATGAAGAATTAATAGAGAGTGAAAAATCATTTTTAAATAAAATTAAAAATCACTTTAGAACATGTAAAAACAAACTACACATTGACGACTACAATTTGGATATTTTAACAACAGAAGACGCATCTAAATCTTTTAACGACTGGTTAATGAAATTAATTGTAAAAACCAAAGATGGAGAACAAGTTATAAGTAAATCAGCCATAGTTGCAAATGATTATATCCGTGATTTTAATGAACTCAACCATGATAAGATTGGTAAATTGAAAATAGAAAAAGAAATTGTTAAGATAAATAATAACATAGATATTGTAAATAACGAGGTTGATGTGATTGTAAATGAAAATATTATACTTGATATAGAAATTGAAAAAAAAAATAATGAATTACAGGAACTAATCGATAAACGCAATGAACAAAATGATTTATTGACGCGTATCAGAGAAGAACGACAAAAAGTTATTCTTGAAAATAAGAAAAAAAAAGAGTCTATTCAAAATATAAAAGACAAAAAAGCAGAAGTAATTGAAGCAGTTGAAAGGGGAAAAACTCAAATGATTAAATCTGTTATTGATGAGTTTTTTGTGGTATCAAATGATAAAAAAGATTGTGTGTCTAAAAAGATATTTTGTGACATGTTGCAACTAGACCAAAATAGTAAAATAGATATTCGTTTATTGTCTACAATATTGAAAGAATATGATGTAACATACAACCGCGTCAAACGAGTTAAAGGAGTTGCTGGAGCATATTTTGGGATCAAATTGTTGGAATAAAATTCATCATTCATCATTCATCATTTAACATTCATCATTCATCATTTCAAAAACCAATAATTGATGTTAAAAATAAAAAGAGTAAAATATAGAAAGTAAACTTTTAAAATTACTGATTTATAGAATCATGGATATTTATTTTTTTATTGTATCACATGATTTTTCTATTTTTAAATGATGGATTTTATTAGAGTAAATGATGACTTATACTTTCTTATTTTCTTTAACATTTCTTTAAAATAGATAATTTACACTTTACACTTTACACTTGTGATTTGTGATTTGTGATTAACAATTTATAAAATATTAGAAACTATACTTTTATATTTTATGAATTATTGAAACAAGGATAAAAAATGTATTGCTTTTTGTATTACAAATTTGAACTATTTATTTACCACCCACCCCCCCTTCACACCCACCTTTTATGCTTTTTATACAATACTTTCTGTCGTTTTGGTGTATATTGTTCGCACATAATTTTCATAAACTCAAACTCCTTTTTTGCGGCATCACTTTCTTCTTCTATGTGTTCTTGTCCCAAATACGCCCAACCTGTTTCTAACCACTCCGCCATAGTTTCTTGTAATTTTTCTTTCATACCTTTCTTCATATTGCGGTCAATAGCACCAGTCCAAAACATTATTTTTGCGTGTAAATATTTGTCTAATGCTTTATAGTAGTTGTCGCAGTCAATTGCAGTTGCCGACTTTTCAATACCACAAAAGTCAAGCAGTTTCATAGCACTTAATTTTTGTTGGTGTTTCTCTTTTGCGTCAAGTTTAAGTTTAAATATGCGATTTTTCTCGGCTATGTATTTTGGACGCATCATGTCGTAAATATCTTTTCCTGTTGAGTTTAGCATTTTGCGAGCCATACTTGCGTTTTTGTTGTTGTTGATGCTGTTAGAGATGTTGGAGCAAAAAAATTTCAATTTTTTTTTTACTCGCACTTTTCATCATTGTAGCACAGAATACACACTATTTCAGTAATAAAAAATGTGTTGCTTTTGTATTGTAATTTGTCTTTTATAATTTATGTATTGTATCTACAAACTCATAATGCGTTGGACAATATGTTTTTTTGTTTTTAATTTACTGATAAGTGGGATTTTATTACCACCATAATAATTGGTAAGCATTTCCATCAGTTCTTTTCTTGTATCATATATAGCGTCATACTTAAATGGTTTCCTAGCTCCACAATTTGTATAATATTTATCATCGTTTGGTGGGTTAAAATCACGGGCATTTGAATAGTGACTCAGACGCCACCAGTGGTGTGAAAATGTGTATAAGCGTTCATACCTAAAACTACCATCTT